TCTTTTAAAGCTTGTAATACACCCATTTTTGAAGATGGACTACCTGAGAATGCTGTAAAGTCACCTTTTACATAAGCTTTAGATGGATCTTGTCCTGCAACATTTCTAAAATTACCTGTAGGTTTTAAACCTCTTACAAATTTACTACCTCTTATTCCCCTGTATACTGCAGGTAAATATCTTGCTGCAGCTAATACTGCGGATCCTATTGGTGCTAAAAAACCAACATGGTGTTCTCTACCATCTGTCTTAGGGTATCTTTCGTCACCAACTAACCCTGTGTTAAATTGAGGACTCATAGACCCACCATTTTTTTTCGGTTCCCGGATCCCGTTCATAACACCTTCTTTGATAGGTCCACCGTACCTGAACATAGGTCTATTTAAAGTTCTCATTATCTATTTCTCCCGCCGTAGATTTGACCAAATAATCCTGCAACACCTGTAGCACCAGCTAATGCAGATGCGTAAGGATCTGTTTGTTGTTGGTCTTGGTATTGTGATCCTGCTACACCACCAGCTAAACCAGTTAGTGCATTACCATATTGTGAAAGTCTACCATAAGGTTCGTAAGCTCCAGTCTGTGCTTGTTGTCGATCAGCATTTAACAGAGCTTGATTTTGAGCTTGGTTAACTGAACCTAAAGATCCAAGAGCATTAATATCTTGACCCATACCAGTTCTATTAAAGTCAGATAGACCAAACTGTTGGTTCATTTGATTACCGTATGCACCAGCTAATCCTTGTTGAGCATTAGCAATTTGGTTTTGTTGGTTAAATAAATTACTTTGCATGTTACCTAAACCTTGTTGCATTTGAAATAAATTTCCTTGGTTAGCAAAATTTTGTTGTGCTGCATTTTGTGCTTGGCCAAATCCTTGTTGTAACATTGAAGCCTGTAGTGCAGATCTATCTGCTAATGAGTCTGCTTGGTATTGACCAAGTTGTGCTCCTTCTCTGCCGCCACCAAAGTTTCCGGACATTGCAGCCTGATCTTTAATTTTTTGTTGTCCAGCTACTCTTTGTTTATCAAATTCAGATAACGTTGCATTGATAACTTGAGATTGATACGGAGACATAAAAGGTTGGTAAGCTTGAGCACCTGTCATACCTGCTGCACCTTGTGCTATGTTTCCTGCAGATGTAGCTGCTTGTCCGCCAGCTGTTTGAAATGCACCAAGTCCACCTACTGCTGTTGCAGATTGTCCCAGAGCCCCGGCCCCTTGTTGTTGTGCAGTTTGTGCTGCTTGTAAATATGGTGAGTAAGACCCAACACCTTGTGTTGCAAGCGCTGCCGCTTGTGTTTGCATAGGATCTTGTCCAGCAACGAATTGTCTACCTGTAAAAAGATCGGTATTAATAGGTGCTGAGTAAGTTGCCTTAGCCTGTGTTGCGTAATCTTTTATTGCCGGTTCTATAAAATCTGCTACTGCCATTATATCATCCTTGATTGTAAAGCTTGTTGTTGTTCATACATTGCTTGCGCGCCGTCTGGTTCTTCTATTATTTCTTCAGACATCATTTCTTCTCCACCACCTAAACCTTGTGAGTCTTCTGAAACTTGTCCACCTTGTTCTAGATTATCCATTAAGTTTTGCATAACTTCAGATCCTCTATCAATATCTCCACCGCCTGCATTTCTTACAGCATCTGCTGTAAATACAAATTCGTTCTTACTTAATCTTGCAGGTACATCGTCAGCTCTTTCTTCGCCACCCATTGCTACAAAACCACCTTCATCTCTATAATCTTTTTCTTGTCCACCCATGTCAATCATTTCTGATGCCTGCTCAGTTTCCATGATCCCACCTTCAGCTTTGCCAACTCTTACACCACCGCTAGGGTAACCAAATTGATTAGTTCCTGCAGGTGTTCCGTATCCTGGTACAGTCATACCAGCCATTCCGCCATCAGCTGCCATCATAGTAGGTTGCTGCATACCTTGAGCTTGTTGTTGCTGTTGCATTACTGCTTGAACAAATTGTTCAAAAGATAAATCTCCACCTTTGTTTTTATATTTTACAAATTCCATCATTAACATTTGTTCTGCTTGTGCTTCTCCTGCACCACCACCCATGTTTAAAAATGCTGTAGGCATTCTTCTGCTTTGACCTGCACCTGATCTTATAAAATCTTCTTCTTCTTCATCAATAATTTCTCCACCCATTGCATAGCCTGCTCGACCACCGTCAGCTGCGTAAAAATTTTGATCAACATATTTTTTCTTAGGCATAAAATCTAAACCAACACCGGCATCACCTCGACCGCTGTAAAAATCTCTTGCTCTTTGTGTAACTGCCGCTGGATCCATAACTTCTGCAGAATCATCATCGTCATCACCACCACCACCTAAAAAAGGAAGTGCAATACTTGCTCCGGCTAGACCAGTTAAGGCTGCTCTGCCTGGACTAAAATTACCATCGCTATCTCTAACAAGGCCACCAAGCAATGCATCTTTACCAAATAACCCTTTTGTCTTTCCAAATAAGTTTGTAAAATTACCTATACCACCTTTAAGACCACCGCCACCAAGTAAGGATGATCCACCCAATAAATAAGCACCACCACCTAATAAAGCTAGTTTACCTAATGGGCTTTTAAAAACTTTCTTAACACCACGTTTAGCTTTCTTAACAAGTTTACCTAAAAAGTAACCCTGTCTTGGAGCATCTAAAGATCCTAAGCCGCCTTGTATTTGTTGTGGTTGTTGCATGTTTGAAATCGCCATATTTTAATCCTAGTTTATCTGTTTTACTTTGTTTCTGCAGACAAATCAAGAGCTGGCATGATAACTCTGACATCTCTTTGTACGTCTTCTTCAGGGATATTAGCAGCTTTTAAGGCTTCTTCAGTCTCGTAAACCACTCCTGTTTTTTTGTTTGAAATTGTAGTTATTATTTCTTTTGGTGTCAATGTTAGCATTAGTCTATTTTCTCCTTTTTAATGTTTAGGTAACTGATAGCTATATCAAACGAGCCTGTATTACTTGATTGTACAGTAAAAGATGTGCCACCTTCTACTATTAATGGTTGGGTTAATAATTGTGTAGTAACATCAGCCGTTAATGCTGCAGATTTAATAGCTGTAATACCATTGTTTGTAACGGTTACCGTTGGTGTAGATGCAGATGTAACAAGTAATGATTTAATAATTATAGTTTCATTTACTAAAGGATTACCTGTTCCCAATGGAACTAAAGCATTTCCCGTTGTATCATTATCTATACCTTTAAATTTATATTGGTTTACTACTGCCATTATTCTAAAAAGAAACTTCTAGCTTCTATCTCCTGTTTAATTTCTTCTTGAAAAGTACTATTTAATTTTATTATAACACTATCAAGGTCTCTAACCAATGACTGTAAATTAGCCTGTGTGTATTCTTTACTTGCTCTAGTTAATGATTGTACAAGTTTAGCCATTATAAAATACTTCCTAGTCCTTGACTTACTGATTGTAAAGGACCAAAATTACCACTATTATTATAAGTTACTTCAGGCTGACCTATTGATTTTAAATAATCATTAATTCTTCCTATAGATGTAGAACTTCCGCTACCTGTTGTACCATCCGGTAATGTGTATTCTCTACTATCTGCTGTTGACATAAAATTGTTTGCTCTATCACCATAAGTTTTATTTGCAAAATCTTGATACCCCGACATTAAGTTTCCTGTTCCAGGGGCCCCGGATCCTGGTAGGTTTGTGCTAGGTGCTGAATTTCCTTTAAATAATCCTCCTAAACCTCCACCTGAAGATTGTAATTGATTTTGTAACGGTGGTCCAGAATAAGTTGGTTGGTTAGGGTCTGTACCTGCATCATAACTTTTTTTAAAGTCTTCGAATGTCATGTTTTCTCCATACTTAACATCTCTAGTGTATGGATTTATTCTTCTTTGTTCTCTAACGCTTGCTTGAAGTTTATCGTAAGCTTCTCTTGCGGGATCTTGACTTCCAATTGAACTTACAGGATCTTGACCTCCAATTGAACTTATTGGATTTGCAGTTTGTAACTGTTGTAAAGGACCACCAAAAGAATTGGTTGTAGGACTTTCTTCTGGAACAAAAGTATTAGTAGTAGGTGCGGTGCTTGGAGAATCTTGATCCATGCTACCACCAAAAAGAAGATTGCTACCAGGACCCTGGTTATTAGCATCTTGAAAATTAGAAGTAAAACTTGGGCCGCCTGACAAACTTGATCCACCACCAGAAGATTCTCCACCTAAATCAGATTCAGCTTTCTGTAGTGAAGCATTAATACTTTGTAGTTGTTGTTCAGCAGACTGTACCCCAGAACTTAAAGTACCTAGTCTTGAGTAAATAGGTCCACCTTCCGCGTATCTGGCTCTGCCGCCGTTTTTAAACTTAACTCCTGCATTAAACATTAAGTTTCCATCGCTGTCATACGTAGTGCCATAATCAATACCATTATAATTATTTGCGTAACCTACATTATAGTTTTTATTGGCATCAATACCTGCACTAAAATTACCGGCTGTTAAATTAGTATTTGTAATACCCTGGTCTGTAAAATCTACACCATAATTAACTGGACCAATTTCTCCTGACAAAGTTCCGTCTACGTTTATGTTATCGTTATCTAAGATATTTGTGTTATAGATTCTAGATTTTAAAGAAGCATAGTTTCTAGGGTCTGTGTAATCAACATTAATTTCAGGACTTTTAGATAATAATCCTGAATTATCAACTATACTAGTTTTATCTTCAACAAAAAAATTTGCAGGGTTGTCATTACTACCATCATTATTACTACTAACAGTAGTATTACCCATGGCAGCACTTTGTTTTTGGTTTTCTTCATTACCCATATCCATGCCACCGCCTTTAAAATTTATTCTACCACCACTTTTTAGTTTTGCTCTACCACCAAAGAAGTATCCGGCTCTACCACCTTCTTTAAGACCATAACCAAAACCTTCTCTACCCCCACTATCATAAGTTGTTCCTGTTTCTTTGTTTGTATTAGCTGCTGTTGCAGTAACATTACCACCTGATCCAGGTCTTCTACCAGACGATCCTGTTCTTGATTGATCTTGAGGATCTGATATACCTTTTGCACCAGCGTCTCTGTCTCTTTCCATTTGTCCTTCTAAAACAGAACTTTGTATTTGTTCCCTTTCTTGTTTTTTATTTCTATAAAAATCTAACTTAGTTCTTAGTAATTTTGTATTTTTATCAAATAATGCTTTATTAAATTTTCCTCCTTTGTTGTACTTATCTTTATTTTTAGCATCTTCTAAAGCTTCTTCTAAACTTGTTGCTTTTTCGCTAACATATTCTCCATAGTTACCAAATGCAGATCTAGTATTAATTCCAAAAGGATCTTGATTACCTTTGTTCTCTCCAAAAACAGTTGGACCTGAGTAGCCCATATTTTGTGCAATGAAAGCTTGATCAGCTCTAGGTAATGTTCCGTAGTTATCTGGCAAAAGATTTGCAAGAATACCTAATTTTACTTGAGGTTTATAACCTTGGGATATAATTTGATCTGCCGATTGTGGTGTTAAAAAACTTTGTGCTTTACCCATCATAGTCTGTTCTTGAGGAATGGTGTCATAAAATCCTGCGTCTGCTCCAGTTAATTGTTGATCTCTCATAGTATTAAAACCTAAAAAAGTATCAGAAGGATTATTAAATCTATTTTGTCTTGCACTAGTAGCAGCATCAAAATCCGTTATTAAATTACCAGCAGGACCTATGTAAATAGGGTCAGATCCACCATCATTATTGTTTACAAAAGAATTTGTATTTACAATACCTTCTTCAGTATCAGTAGGTAACTCATACGGATTCTGTAAATATTCTTGCTTAGGTAAAAACTTTATACCTTGTGCTCTTATCTCGTCATCTGTTGCCATTATCTCATTCCTCCTGGTGCAATGTCTAATCTAAATGTACCAAGTTTCCAGTTTTTTCCAGACCCTGTATTAGATACTTTTAATGCAATTGATCTAGCTCTAAGTCTAGTGCTTTTAAAATTTGTAGTTTCGGTTGATGTAAAATTTGTAGTTGTTGCAACAGTATTAGGATAGTTTCTTGTAGTAAAAGAAATTTCAGTATCACCTGTTTGTTCTATAAAATCGGGTATAAACCTACTTATTCTCATCATGTATTCACCATCTCCTCTAAGATCAGGGGTACCTACCGCTTGACCTGTATTACTTCTTTTTTGAGTAATATCAAAATCACCGGAAATAATATTAGCATTAATGGCAGTAATTGCATTGCCTGCATTAACTTGATCAGTCCCTGTTTCGTGTTGATAGTATATACTACTTCCATCTACATTGCCAGTAACATCATATGAAGCGTTATCACTAGGGTTATAAAGTGTTGCATGGGGTTTAGTATATACAGCAGAATCTACCCAAGCAGTTCTATTTAAGGACCCTGTTGTCCAAATAGGTCTTTGACTTGTAGAGTCTGAATAATTATAAGTAACTACTCTATCAACCGAGGTGGCCGTAGATGAGCAATAGAACCAATTTATTTCTCCAAAAAGATTGTTGATACCTACATTAATTAAATCTTTAGTTACAAAATTAATACCAAGTCCGGGATCTTTTGAATAAACAAAATCTTCAACCAAACAAGGCATAGATTTTAATTGTCCATCGTAGTTAAAGAAACCATTTTCCGACATCCAATATGCAGCACCATCAACTTCAGTACAAGCATTTTTACCAATCAACCCACAGTTAGTCCCTGCTTGTTGAAATGCAAAAGTAAAAGGTGCTCCAACAAACTGCATTAAAAATAATGCTGTGTCTGTCCATACATAAATAGAATCCCTACCTTTAATAGCAGACATGATTTTAGATCCTGCAGCAAGCCTTTGAGAACCTGCAGTATTATCTGCTTTTATTGTATACTCATTAATATTTTCTTGATCAGAGAATCTTAGAAACATATCATCTTGTGTAGTTTTATCTCCGATAGTTGTTTCTGTTCCAAAAAATACTAGATGTCTATCTGGGGTTGATACTAACATGTGACGCGAAGCAGTTGGTGCACCTGAAATAATAGTTGCCCGAGTAGTTAAAGAATTTGTAGGTTGTGCATCCCATTCAAAACATTCCCCATTATATATAAGAGCAATTAATTTTGTACCAAAATTATCAAGAACCCATAAACCAGGGTCTAATGTAAACTGTGTAGAAGATGCAGCTTGACCCCATCCGTTGTAGTTTGAAATATCAGTAACAGTAGCACCCGCACTATGTGTTGTAGCTGTACTACCATTAGCACTTCTGGCACCACCACTTAAGGTTCCTGTTCCCGTATTATTTGCTGTGTAAGTAATAAATTCTGTTCCTATTTGTATTGTCCCCGATGCCGGAAACGCGGCAGAACTTGTTAAGACAATTGTTGTTCCTGTCGTATTTGTTAAAGCAGTTGCAAGAGTTGTTGTTGCGGGACCTGGTGATGTACCTCCAAATAAACCTGAACTCCAACCAAAACCAGATTGTTGTGTAGCATCCCCTACAGTATAATAACATAAGACCGAAGCAGAACCAGCATTAGTCACAGGTGTGCCTGCTTCTGTAGTTGCCATTGTGATTGTAAAAGTAGTGCTAGTCGGTGTCGAAGTTACCATAAATTTTTCATCTTCAAATGTAGCATTTGTAAAAGTAGATCCAGATAACCCTGAAACAGCATCAAATAATACTATGTCATTATCCAGCAAACCATGAACTGACGAAACAGTTACTGTAACTGTTGATGATCCTGCTGTACTTGTAAAATTTGCACCAGTAATTGTAGTTCTTATAGGATGAATATCATAGTAGTCACCATCTGAAAAAACATAAAGAATTCTATTAGTGCCAATTGCAGAATATTTTGTACCTATATTATCATTCCAATTGTGGATGGCTCTTGCAGCACCAGTTAATTTATTGCTACCTAGTTGTTCCCAACCACCTATTTTTTCAGGAGATCCATATCTAAAACGTACATTATCTCCATCAAACCACTGACCTTCAGCGCCTGTTTCGGTTACTTGTTTGTTGAATCCTGGAGCAAACCCTAATTTTTGTAACATATATAATACCTATAAAGGGACAGTAGGTATGGTGTATTACTATCCTATTACAGGATATATCACCGTTTAAACCAAGATGGAAGTCCTAAATGTAGACGCTTGTCAAACATATTATCTTTTGCTCCCGGTGTTTTACGGTTATTATAATGCAAAAATACTTGAATACATTCTTTACCTTTAAATTTATTTCTCCAATGCTCTAGATCACAACCGGAATATACTAGCATATCTCCAGGTTTTAAATCTACTTTAATACCTTTTTTACCTCTTTCTCCAGATGGCTCAAGATATATAGGCCAATCATCACCACCAAGATTCATAGTGGTAGATATTTCACAACTGAATCTATCTTTATGTCGTTTTAATTCATCGCCTTTTTTATATATCCTTGCATAAGTATAAGCTGGATACAATTTTAAACCTGTTGCCTTCTCCATTTGTGGTTGACATTTTAACATTAAAGTTTCCATAGCTATATTAGAATACTGGCTATAGGTTTCTGGTATCTGTGTATCACTATAGGTTCCTAACATAGTTTCAAAAGGTGATATATATTTAGTTTTTAAACATGTATCTAAAACTTGTTTTTGCATCATAAAATAATTTGCAACAAAAGCTGCTAGGTCTTTTGAAATAGCTTGACGAACAATTGTATATTTTTTTTTCTTAAACATCTTTATTAGCCATCTGTTTTGGCACTGCTTGTAAGTTCCAATGTATAAACCTAAAAGGTTCAACCCCATGATCTATAACAAACTCATGTTCCAAATAACCCGGGAATATAACTAAAGTTCCAGGTGTAGGTTTAATATTTATTAGATCATTACCAGGCCATATACGTTTTAAATTTGGTCTCATCTTTAATTTAGTAGCTCTAGCTCCAGCACGTGGCTCATGAAATACAGGATAAGAAGTCTTATCACTACATTTTAAAAAATAAAAACCTGATACATGTTGATTCCAATGGACGTGTGCTGAATGATGACCACCGCCTTTTTTAGAGAATTCTTGTACCCACATTTCACTGAACATAGTTGTATACTGTGACATGTCAAAACCTTGGTGATCTAAATATTCCCAAGATTTTTGACCAACATAATTTCTTAAATCAATAAAATTATTATCATGGATAAGAGGTGTTGAATGATAGGATGTTCCAAAATCACCATGTTCTTTTATATAATTTTTTTCTCTTTTACGTGCGTCAAGAATATATTTGTTACTAGCTTTATTTGCTGATTTTATAAACTCTGGTTTATGCTCGGTCCAAATAGTCGTGCTAAAATGATTATGTATATGCATATTATTTATAAGGATATCCAGTGCTCCACATCACTAATGAATATCGTGTTCCTTTCGTTACGGGTTTAACTCTATGCCATACAAATGAAGGAAATACAATAATACTTCCTTTAGGCAATATTTCTTTTGCTTTCTGTAAATGTTTAGACTCATCTCTCATATGAGGATCATATTGTCTAAAATCAAATTCTAATTCTCCTCCTTCATACTCTGACCCATCTGTTAGTTGACAAGTCATAGATAGTTTTCTAATCATACCTTTGTCATTTCCTTTCTCATAAGGTTTGCTGTCGCTATCACAATGCCAGTCATAGTATTGATTAAGTTTATATTTTGTAAACTGACAAGACTCTGATCTTTCCCAATTAAAATTCCAACCTGCTTTTTTATTAGCTAAATGAACATAAGGTTGAAGTTCATTGTAAATCCACCGATCATTCATCCAAACTAAATCTGAATTTCTTTTACGTTTCATATCTTTAATCTGATCTCTAGTTAGTTCTTTATCACCATACCCACCAGTTCTTGCCATACGTTCTGATTTAGATAATCCATATTTTATAATGTCATCACAAATTCTAGAAGGTACAGCAGATTTAAAATACCAATAGTAATTATTTAGGTTCATATTTTTTATATTTCATTTGAGTTAACCAACAGAGCCAGTTGGCTCCAGTAAATACTTTAACATCTTGAAATTTATTATTAACCAAGTGTTCTAAATTTTTATTACTATTTAAAACATTTAAATATTTTTTATGTAAATCAGATGTTTTAATTTTTTCAGTGGCTTCTTTCCAAAATCTTTCTTTTCTTTTAGAATTACAATAGTGCATGCTTACAAAATCTATACAGTCTTCATACATAGTCTCCATAGTTTTGTTGTACAAATCAATATCATTTTTTGTGTAAAATGAAGTACATATTCTTTTAGTTAAATTAAAAATAGATCTCATAATAATAGCTATACCTGTACTTTCTAATGGTTCTAAAAACCCAGAAGACAGACCTATATTTACAACATTATGTTGCCAAGGATTTTTAAGGTAAAAAGGAGTCCAGTCCAATACTTTAATATTATCTTTAGTAATTCTATTATCCCAATATTTTATAAAATAATTTTTTGCTTCTTCAATTTTAGTTATGTTTCTATTAAATACAAAACCAGATCCTATTCTAGATTGGACAGGTATTTTCCATATCCAACCGCTTTCAACAGCCTCTGACACAACATAGTTATGTTGTTCTTTTTGTCTGTTGTTATAAGGGACGTGTGCAGCAACTGCTGTGTCACACATAAGTCTATCATTGAGTAATTGTTTTTTATCTTTATATTTAAAAATGTTTTTCCAACCAGTACAGTTTATATATAAATCTGATTTTATTTTTTTATTATTTTTTAGTTTAACATATTCTACGTCACCTTCTCTTTTAATTTTAACTACATCTGATTTAATAATTTTTACTCTATCTTTTAATTTATCTTGAATATAGTAAACTAGTTTAGAACAATCTATATTGAAAGCTGATACATTAGAATTGTAGTTACCTTTTATTAATTTATTTTTTCGTACACCTAATTCAAACGGATGCCATATATCATTAGATTTTGAAACCCATTTCGGGAAAAGTATACCTGATTTTGGCACTGCATCTATTAAGTTAAACCATTCACTCTTATCAAACCCACAACCTTTTAAAAAATCTTCGAAGTCAAGTAAAGTTCCTTCTCCTACACCAACAGGTGTACCTATTTCTTTATCTATTATAGTTAATTTAAATTTAGGTAATTGGTAATTAAGATATGCAGCGGTCAGCCAACCAGCTGTGCCTCCACCTACAATAACAATTTCTTTAATCATTATGAATAAGTATAAGTTATTGTTTGAATAAAATTCAAAGAATCCTTTTGTTCATTTGAAATAGTGTAAATATTACTAGAGGGAAACATGATAAACATATTTTCTTTTAATT